TTGGGTTTTATGAGATATAAGGTAAAGAAAACTAACCTTACTAAACTTCAAAAATATATTGAAGTAATAAAAAAAAGTAAGATTAACATGATAAAAAAAAATAAATGAGTTACGGAAGCATATACGAAGAAAGTTGGTGGGGTAGTCCTACAGAAAATGATTGGGGTAGCAGCTATTATGATTTAGCTTCAAGCGGTTTAGTGGGGTTTGTTTTTGATGTAGATACTACACAAGCTGGTGTTTCTAGTTCAACACAATTTAAATTACCTTTAGCTTCTAATGGTACAACTAATGCAGAAGTCGATTGGGGAGATGGTAGTAAAGATACTTTAACAAGTTGGAATCAAGCTGAAACAACACACACTTATTCAGCAAGTGGAACATACACTATTACTATAACAGGAACTTTAGAGGGTTGGTTTATTAATAATGGTGGAGATAAGCTAAAAATAAAAGAGGTTAAAAATTGGGGTAATGGAGATGGCTTAACGCTTAAGAATATTAATGGTGGTTATTTTATGGGTGCTAGTAATATGACTTGTATAGCAACTGACTCACCTACTATATCTGCCACTAATTTTCAACAAGTATTTAGAGATGCAAGTAGTATTGTAAGCGGTGTTAAAAATTGGGATGTTTCTGGTGTTACAAATTTAATATTTGCTTTTTATCAAGCTAATGATTTTAATGAAGATTTAAGTAATTGGGATGTTAGTAATGTTACTAACTTTAGATATTGTTTTGAAAGATGTTTTGATTTAGACCAAAGTTTTGCGAGCTGGGATATGAGTAGTGCTACAGATGTTGGTAGGATGTTTAAATCTACAACTATGTCTACTGCTAATTATGATGCAACTCTTATAGGGTGGGCATCACAGAGTTTAAATAGTGGTTTATCTATTGACTTTGGAAGTGCAAGATACACTGCTGGTGGAGATGCTGAAACGGCTAGAAACACATTAATTAATACTTATGGTTGGACTATCGTAGATGGTGGAAGTGTTTAATATATAATTATGGAAAAAAGAGTAGATTTATGTTATCCAGATCAAGAGACATATTTTATATGTTGGGATAATGAAAGAGAAAATATAAAGGCTTATGATAGTGTTACACCTATTCAATGTTTAGGTACTAAATGGGACGAAATAGACTATTATATAATAAAAGATTTATGGCTTGAAGTATTGAATAATAATGGTATTGATACTGAATATTTATAGTTATGATAACTAAAATAGCATCAGCTAAACATAGTAATAAAATAAACAGACAGAAGTCTGCACACAAAGATAAGGTAGCTTTTAATCGTAGGCACTATTTAGGTGGTACAGGTAATTATACTTTGTATCAAGGCGGTGCGAGTACAGCTTTTCCTTATGCTTATGGATCAATTCCAGTTCCTTTTGATTGTTATGTTTCAAGCGTTACAATGACTGCAAATAAATACAGCTCTTATGGAACTCCTACTGGAACAAGTGCAACTGTTCAAATATATAAGAACGACCATCTAACTCAAGTAGGAATGCAAACGCTCACTTATACACCAAGCGAGGGTATGAGATTAACTTTTCGATTCGCTCATGATATTCCAATCAGTGCAGATGATAAAATCTGGGTGCGTTGGCAATCCAACGGAATCTGGAGGTATGTAGATAGCACAGTAATTTTAACAGAAAGATAATGAGTAAACCTAAATTAGCACTAATTCCAAGCGGATATAAAAGTGGTAAAGTATATTCTATTTTACCTAATGATGCAAGTGGAGATTTTGATTTTACAAGACAGTCAATAGGTACAAGAGTACGCAAAGATGGTTTAATAGAGGAAGCTAAAACTGTTGGCAGTATTACTAATGAACTTTTATATAGTGAAGAGTTTACAGGTTTATATTGGGGTACAATTAATACAACAATAACTTCAAATCAAGAACTTGCACCAAACGGAACAAATACTGCCGACAAATTACAAAGAACTTCAACAAGTGCTTCTTATAGACAGCACAGTATAAGCAAGTCATCAACTGCAAAAAAATACACTACTTCTGTATATTTAAAAAAAGGTAGCCACGATTATTTTGCTTTAAGAACACAAGGGAGTTATCCAAGCAGAGTAGATATTAGATTTAGATTTGATACTGAACAAATATATTATGCAACCGCAGTTTCTAATTTTACTTTATATGATTATGGAGTTGAAGTTTTAGCTAATGATTGGTATAGGTTACATTATACTTATGAAACTGATACTTATAATAATATTAATGTTTCGTTTAGTCCACGTCATTCAGATGGCAATATTGATAGTAGTGATAGTGGTTCTACTGCTCACGCTTTTGTTTGGGGTGCTATGGTTAGTGAGGGTGCTTTATCTGATTACATAAAAACAGAGGGCAGTCAAGAAACTAAAAGAGTAGAAACCTTTACAGATGTTCCAAGATTAGATTGGTTAAATAGCAACTGTCCTAGTTTACTTTTAGAGCCACAAAGAACAAACTATTGTTTAAATAATACTCAATTACACTTAAATAGTACGTTATCTTCAGGTGCTACAATAACTTTAACAGGAAACTATGCTACTGCTCCTAATGGCACTTTAACTGCTACAAGATTACAAGCTACAGGTAGTGGCTCAAATTATGCTTATCTATCAATGAATGGGACAAACCCAACAACAGATGGAAGTGGCGGGGGTTATTATCGTTCTTCAGTATATGTAAAGAGTAATACAGGTAATACTCAAAATATTATTTTGTTCGCGGCAGGTGCTCCATCACCTTACACTCGAGAAGTTACTACTGAATGGACTAGAATAGAAATACTAGGATATAGACCCGCTAATGCAAAATATACCTATATTGGCTATAGTAGTGGTGCTGATAGTGACTTAGACTTTTTAGCTTGGGGTGGTCAAACTGAATTGGTAAATAGTTACGCATCAAGTTTGATTTACACAGGAGCAAGTGCAGTAACAAGATTAAAAGATGAGTGTATAAATGGTGGGGATAGTGATTTATTTGATATTACAGAGGGTACTTTTTTTGTAGATGTAACGCCTTATATAAATACAAGTTCAAATCATTATATAAGTTTAAATGATGGTGGCAGTTCAGATAGATTTGTCTTTATTTTTCAGTCAAACGGTACGCAAGTTAGATTATTTGGTGTAAGTGCAACTGTTAATTTTTTATCACATTACCAAAACATAACGTTTAATCAAAGAAATAAGTTAGCGGTTACTTTTAAAGAAGATGAGTTTAAGTTTTATCTTAATGGAAGTTTAGTACATACAGATACAAGCGGAAGTATGCCAACAGGTCTAAACCAATTAGATTTTAGTGAGAATAATGGGAATAGAAATTTTGAGGGCAAAGTACACGATACAAGAGTTTACGACAGAGTATTAATAGAAGCAGAAGCAATAGAACTAACAACACTATGATAAAGGTAGGCAAATATATTTTTGATAACGAGGCACAAGCTGAAACTAAAATAAAAGGTTTAGGGGTAGACAAAGACGAAAACGGAAATGAATACCCAACGCACAGCCACGCAATAGTAAGACTTGGAAGAGAAGTAATAGAAGAGGGAGAAACTGATGCAGAGGGCAATGTAATTAAAGAAACTGTACTAAGTGAAAAATACCTAATAGATGTAGTATGGAATGGAATAGAAGAACACCCATACGGGTGGAAAAGCTATGCAGTAACTCCAAGTGGAGAGCCTTTACATAACTTTTATGGTGTTGATTATTTAGAAAATAAAATGTAATGAGCATACAAGATTTGAAAATAGCTTTTTTTAATGCCATAAGTTTAGGGGTTAGTTTTACTGCAGTAGAAAATAGTTTAAAGATTATTCTTCTACTAGCTTCTATTATATATACGTTCCAAAAGATATACGAAACGTACAAGAAAAAAAAGTCTAATGACAAAGAACTTTAAAATTCATGAGTTTGAATGTAAGTGCGGTTGCAAGATGCCACTGGAAGTTTATGAGAATATCATCAAACTTGCTGGACAGCTCCAGAGGTTAAGAGATTATACTGGAAGACCAATCACAATAAACAGTGCCTACAGATGTTCAGATCATAATTCTAAAATAAAAGGAAGTAGCAGAAGTCAGCACTTATTGGGTAAAGCAGCAGATATCACAATCCAAAGCTTGAAGCCAGCAGAAGTCTTTGTAATTATTGAGGACTTGATTGATATGGGAGAACTTTTGCAAGGTGGAGTTGGAGCTTATGATACGTTTACTCACTATGATATAAGAAGAACAAAAGCACGTTGGAATTATGCCAGGAAAGTATAAACAGAAACATGGAACGACAAGAGTTGGAGATGCTCTACGTTGGTTAGTTAGACAAGGAAAGGAAGTTGCTCCAGAGATTCTTAATGTTGCTGGAAGCATTACTGGTATAGATCAATTGAAAGAGTTAGCTGATAAGATAAAAGGAGACAAGGAGCTTTCAGAGATTGACAAAGAGATGCTACTGGAAGAGCTAAGATACGACATGATTGAGATGCAAGAAACAACAAAACGTTGGGTTGCAGATATGAATAGTGATTCCTGGCTTTCAAAAAACATAAGACCATTATCTTTAGGTTTTTTAACAATTACTTTATTTATTTACATAATTCTTGACAGCTCTTTGGAGGGGTTTAAGATTGATTCTAACTGGATTGATTTATTGTCTTCACTTTTATTGTTAGTTTATGGAGGATACTTCGGAATGAGATCAGCAGAAAAAATCACTAAACACTGGAAAAAATAATTTTTTTGTTTTATATTTAAAAAATAATATATAACTTTGAGCTATTTATTATAAAAAAATGTTTTCTAATTATATAGATACATATATTTCTAAAAAAATAGTAATAAATATATGACTTCGGAATTGTAATCTTATGCCAAAAAAAACTCTAAAATACTGGAAAACTAAGATTGATAAAGTATTTCACGAATATATAAGGAGAAGAGATGCAGACAATGTATCTGGATACTGCTCTTGCATATCTTGTGGAAAGCAAGTGCACTTTTCTGAAACAGATGCTGGACATTTTATATCAAGGCAACATCTTATAACTCGATATGATGAAAGGAACGTTCATGCACAGTGTCGTAAATGCAACCGCTTTGAATATGGGAGACAGTATGAATACAGCTTGAAGCTTGGAGAGGAGTTAAGTCAAGAGCTTCTTACATTATCAAGAGGAGTGCTTAAACTTACTGATCCAGAATGGTTGGAAGTATTCCAGGATTTTAAGACTAAGCTTGATGATCTTAAAAGCAAACAAAACTTTTAATTGTTAATAACTCTTTAGCGTTTTAATCTTTCTTTTTTATTTATTATCTATATTTGATTAAAGATATAATCTTTGTTTTTTGTTATCAAAGAGTTAACCAACTCGGAAAGAGCCACCATGATAGGTGGTTTTTTTTTGTAATAATTTGTGAATAATTAAAATATTTTTATAACTTTGGGATATTATTAACTTTTTATAACATTAAACAAATGAATTTATTAGAAAGATTGAAGCCACACTACAAGCAAGAGCTTGAGAAGTGGAACTTAAAGATTCCAGATTTAGTTGCAAGAATCAGTGAAGATTTAGAAAACGAGAGATTTGTTCACAAACTTAGGTATGAAACAATCATTGACTTAAATTTTGTCTTTGGGAGTTTAGATGCTTTCCAATTTTTTGAAGAGATATGACACATGCAGAAGATGTAAGGAGAGTATCATCTCCATCACAAGTTGATTTTTTAAACGCAAGAATTAAAGCTCTTGAAAAACGTGTAGAATTTCTTGAAGCATTAATTGAAGTAAATAATTTAATAACAGAAGAGGAATGAATAAACAAAAACTAACAGAGTTATACAAAAAGTATAACCTTACAAAAGAAGATTTCTTTAAACACCAACACTATACAATCATTACAAGACAGGGTATTGACAAGATACAAGCTCTTGAGCAAATGAGCGTTAGTTATGAAGTTATAAGATGTGAGCCAAATTTCGCAGTATTTAAAGCTCATGCAGAGAAAGATGGAAAGAGTATTGAAACCTTTGGAAGTGCTTTGAAAGGAGCTAATTACAAAGATGGAAATACTAACTCTTGGTATGTGCCAGAGATGGCAGAAAAACGTGCAATGAGCAGAGCAGTTTTGAAACTAACTGGCTTTTATGAACTCGGAGTATTCGGAGAAGATGAAAGCGAAAGTTTCAAGAAACCAAAAACAGAATTTAAAACCCTTTAATATATATAAATATGAGTGCATTAATTAATTTTAGTTTAAATGTAGCAAAGCTACCAAAAGAAAAGTTTATTGCTGGAAAAGATGGAGCAGTTTACGTAAATCTCACAATGAGCGTCAATGATGAAACAAGATACGGTAATAATACTGGAATCTATGTCAGTCAATCTCAAGAGGAAAGAGAAGCCAAAAAGCAAAAGACTTACTTAGGCAATGGAAAAGTGGTCTGGAACAATGGCACAATCGTAAATGCAGAGCGTGAAGCAGCTCCAGAAGTGGAAGCTTCTCCGCAAGAAGCAGCAGATCTACCTTTTTAATTTAGAGGGGAGCTTCGGCTTCCCTTTTTTTTATATATTTATGATAACAAAAAACTATATTAAAAAATGACAGAAAAGGAAACAACAGACAGAATGTTAATGGAGCTAATCAAGGAAGAGTGCGAAGTCAATACGACAGAAGTTCTTGACTATCCTCCAACTGCTTTGAGTTTAGGAAATAAAACAATCCAGACAAAAGCTGGAGAGATAACTTTTCCAGTTCCAATCGGAACGTATGGTAACTTCTCATTTGTTCAAGCTCCACCAAAGACTAAAAAGACATTCTTTATTACTCTCCTTGCTTCGGTATATTTGAGTGGAGGTAATAATTTTGGAGGAAAGATTTTAGGACACAGAGAGGGAAAGTGCTTGATTCATTTCGATACAGAACAAGGGCACTGGCACTCACAACGAGTATTCAAAAGAGTGCTTGATATGGCTAACATGAAAAATCCTGGATGCTACCAAACTTATGCTTTGAGGACTATTAATTATAAACAAAGAATGGAGTTCATTGAGTTCTGCTTAAAGGAAAATGGAGATAAGAATGGAGTTGTTGTAATTGATGGTATTGCTGATTTAGTTAGTGATGTAAATAATCTTGAGGAAAGCAATCTTTGTGTGCAGAAAATAATGGAGTGGAGTGCAAAGTTTAACTGTCATATTATTACAGTGATACATTCCAATTATGGAAGCGACAAACCGACTGGACATCTTGGATCATTCCTTGAGAAAAAAACGGAGAGCCAGATTCAGCTTGAAGCAAATACAGTAAACAAAGATTGGATAACAGTGAGCTGTAAACGTTCAAGGGGATACGCTTTTGAAACGTTTAGCTTTAGCATAAATGAATACGGATTACCTTTTGTGGTTGGAGAGATTTATGACCCACTGGAATATTATGTGCCAAAAAAATTAGATGTATGAAGCCATTTTATTACATAAATGAAAAAGAGGAAGAAGAGATTGATTTAATAGATTTATTTGAATATGCTTTTGACTATAAAGTTAATCATAAAAATTTAAAAAAAGGTCTTGACATAATTAAGAAGCATGTTAATATAACAGAAAAATGATAACAGTTAATAGTTTAAGTGGAGGTAAGACTTCCAGTTATATTGCTGCTAATTATAAAGCAGATTACAATGTTTTTGCTCTTGTTAGAACAAGTGATAAAAATTGCATGTTTCCAGATAAAAAAATCAGACAAGAAGTAAGCGACAAACTTGGAGTTGAATTTATTGGAACTTTAGAAGATGATACAATAATATACACAATGATTGATCTTGAGCAGTATATAGGTCAAGAAATATCTTGGGTAACTGGAAAGACTTTTGATGAGGTTATTATAAGAGGAGATAAATATTTACCTAATGTTACTCAAAGATTCTGCACTCAAGATATGAAGTTAAAACCAATCTTTGACTGGTGGGATGAAAATTTTACTGATCCAGTTGAGATGCGTATTGGATTCAGAGCTAATGAAACAAGAAGAGCAAAAAACATGATTGAGAAATGTGATGAAAATGGAAACTTATCTTTCAAAAAAATAGTTGGTAAAAGAGGAACAAGAAATAAGTGGGCGGACATATCTTGGCAAAAGCCAGTCTTTCCCTTAATAGATGACAATATTTATAAAGATTCAATTGAAAAGTACTGGCAAGATAAACCAGTTAGATTTGCATATATGAACAACTGTATTGGATGCTTTCACAGGAATCCAGTGCTGTTAAAATTAATGAGTGATAAACATCCAGAAAAATTTCAATGGTTTATAAATCAAGAAAACGAAAAGCGAACTTTTAAGAATGGAATGAAATACATTGATATTAAAAACAGTTTAAAACAAACAGAGCTCTTTGAAGATGATTTCAATGATTGTGACTCTGGGTATTGTGGACTATAAATTTAAAGTATGAAAAAATCCCTTGTTGAAATAGCTTATAATAAACACAAAGACTGGATACGAATTGTAAAGTCTTTTGGATGCAACTCCTCAACAGCAGAGGACATTGTTCAAGAAATGTATATACAGCTCCATCTGGATGTTCAAAAAGGACTTGATCTTTGGTATGGAGAGGAAGTTAATACTTATTACTGTTATAAGGTTTTAAGAGGGATTTATTTAAACATATATAAAAAGGAAGCAAAGCAAATAAAAATGTATCTTGAGGAGTTAAATGAATTTAAACAAGCGGAGGAGCTTGGTATTGATGAGGTTGAGTATGCAAATAAAAAGAAAAAAATTGACAATTTAATGGACAAAATGTTCTGGTATGACAGAAAAGTCTTTGAGATTTGTGCATCTGGAAAGAGCGTTGCAGAATTGAGCAGAGATACTAAAATCAGTTATTATTCACTTTACAATACATATACTAACGCAAAGAAATTTATAAAAGACCAGCTTTGATTGAAACGTTTAACAGAGATTTAAAAAGAGGGAAATATCATGAGAATGTTATCCTGGAGGTAATTCAAAAGAAATACACAAAAGCTTTCATCAAAGATGGATACTGCAAGGAGTATGATATTTTTATCCCAGAGCTTGAAATCGGAGTAGAAGTTAAGAGTGATGAAAAAAGTAAATTCACTGGAAATATTGTAATAGAGATTGAATTTAATAACAGACCATCTGCATTGAGTACCAGTAAAGCAAAGTATTGGGTAATCTTTGATGGATATGCTTATCACTGGTTTTTAAAAGATCGGATAAAAGACTGTATAAAAGAGAATCATCTCAACTGGGTGGAGTTTATTGGAAAAGGAGATACAAAAAGCAAAAAAGCTTATTTGATAAAAAAAGAAATATTATATAATTATAAGTTATGAAGTTAGGAGATTTAATTTATTACTTTACATATTACACTGGTATTCACTGGATAGTAAAAAAAATAAGCAAAGCAGTTGGAAAAGACTGTGGATGTGATAAAAGAAGAGAAGAGTGGAATGATATTGATTTAGATTTATGGAACAAGTAGATAAACAAAAGTGGCTTGAAGTAAGCCAGGAGATAAAAGGCAAAATAAAAGAAGATCAATTCAAGCTTCTTTGCCAGCTTCATGCAAAGTATTTTAACCACCAATACTTTGAACCATGCGGATGTAAGCCAAAAAGAATAGTGCAGTGGATTGATGAACTTAATAAATTAAGCAATGAGTAGAAGCGTAGAAGATTGGGAAAGAGCTGTAATAATGCTCTTGAATGCAGATGGATGGGAGCTTACTCACAGAGGAGATGGATATGACTATGATGCAGAGGGTAAATCTCCAAAAGGAGTTGAGGTTGTTATGACAATGAATTTCAGAAAAGCTTACTATCTCCAGAAAATGATTGAAAAGGATAGGTATGATAAACTCCTGGCAACTGGAAGGGTTGCTCTTTATTTTGTTAATGATCCTAAAGGCAACTATTTATTTTGGTTAAATGAATTGAAAGAGCTCCAGCAGAAAGATTTTTACTGTCCAGATTCATCTCTTTGGACTAAAAAGAAAGTGCTAAAACCTTGTTATTTAATGGATGAAAAGGATGCTTCAATAATTAATATAAACGAGGTAGAAAAATAATTTAAAAAAAGTTTGTATAAAGTTATTATAAAACATACCTTTGGACTATTAATAACAAAAAGCAGATAATTATGATAAGCATTAATAAATTAAAAAATCAGTTAGCCGACAAGCTTTTCGGAGAAGATTATTACAGAGACTGTTCAGAGTTTGAGCAGTATCTTATTAGAGAAGAGTTAAACAAATTATTTCAAAAAGCATAACATGAAAACAATACAAAGAAAAGTACTTGAATTTATTTACGAAGAGTTAGACCTTGCAATCGACAGAGATGAGGTAAGAGAATTAACTGAAAAATTAACAGACATTGAGCCAGATTTCTACATTGAGATTGATGGAGAAGAATACAGATTCATTCACGATGATGACATCTGGGATATTTATGTAGAAACAATCAGAGAGATAACGGAGGATTGCTATGATATTAAAGCACCGAAATGGTTAGTTATTGACTGGGAACAAACAGCAAGGAAATGCTATTTTGATGGATATGGACATACTTTCGCTTCTTATGATGGAGAAGAGCTTGAGTATGAGTTTGATGGAGCTAACTATTATATTTTTAGAATTGGATAAGATGGAAGAGATATACGTAGAAAAAACAGTTGCTCTCTGGGGTGGAAACAATGGAGAAGTAAACATGGAGCTGGAGGATGGAAGAGTTATTACTTTTTATGCTTACGAGCTCTTTAAGGATCTTCCATCAATTGTTGAGATAACTTTTAATGAAGTGCAAAAAGAGAAATTATTAATGCAAGAGAATTACCAGAAACTTGCTAAATTTATAAAAAAATGAAAAAAACAAAAACAGGATTACATATCCAAACAAGAAAGAACAGAATTGAAGTCTATACTAAAAAGGATTTAAAGGAAAAGGAAGAGCAAAGAAAAGAACTTAGACAGTTTATTATCAATGCTGCTATTATTACATTTGCTTCTTTAACCTTTTTAATTGGTTTTATTTTAGGTAAAGCATAATGGATTTATTACAGAATCAAACTTACAATCTCTGGTTTAATTGGTTAGCCGACAAAATAATGGAGTGGAAAGATGCAAAGCCACTTAATAAAGATTTAAGGAATTGTGTAAAAGCAATGAATGAGGTCGGAATGTTTACCAATACATTAAGGACAGAGCTGGAGATAATGACAAAGAGATACAATCTAATGAGGTCACAGAAAAATGATGAGATTCAAAACCTTAGAGAACAGATTGAAAACTTAACTAATGAATTAAAAAAATACGATATGCATTATATTGATATGCCAGAAGAAACAACTTATTGTAGAACTTGCGACAAGGAAACCGATGGGGATTCTTATTGCTCAAAAAACTGTTACGATTATGACACAGAATAAAATTACGCTTCTGGATGGGAAGCAATATGACAGAGCCGAGTTGCTCAAAAAGATGGATGATGATACTTTCTATTATGGAGAGCTCAATAAATTAGCTTTGAGTAGCAGTAGCTTGAAGCAGATTCTTGCAAGTCCAAAGACTTACAAATATTCACTTGAATATGGAAGTGGAGAATCACAAGCACTTAGAGATGGGTGGTTATTTCACACCGCTATATTAGAGCCAGAGGTTTTCGCAGCACAGACTTTTATTGATGTGCAAAGCAAGAATACAAAGAAATTCAAAGAAGCAAAGCTGGAGCTTGGAAGAGTATTCACTGCAAAAGAGAGAAGTGATGCAGAGCGTTTAGTGGATGCTTTCTTTAAGAATGAACATGCAAAGGAGCTGATCACAAAAGCAGAGTTTGAAGTTCCTGGAATTGATAACATTAAAGGACTACCATTTCGAGGTAAAGCAGATGTTCTTGCAGACAACAGAATTGTAGATTTAAAGACATCTTCCTCAAGCGTTAAGGACTTTCACTATTCAGCACAAAAATATTCTTATGATGTGCAGTGCTTTCTTTACTGCAATCTATTTAATAAGAAGCATGAAGATTTTTATTTCTTAGTGCTTGACAAAGGAAGTCTTGACATCGGTATCTTCAACTGCTCTGAAAACTTTTACCACAGAGGAGAGGAGAAAGTTGAGAAAGCTCTTAAGTTATATGAAAAGTTTTTCATTGATGGAGCTGATATTGATAACTATTGCTTAACTGGACAATTATAAAACAAATAAATAACATGAAAACAACAGAGATTAAAAGAGGAGAATTTCAACCTTATTACAACATCAAGAACTTAAAGATGGCAGAAGTCAATCGAGATGTATTTTTAAAGCATTCAGAAAACTTCAAGGATAAATTGAATGAGTTTGGCTGGATGATGCCAATAGTAGTTTCCAAAGATGGAGATATTATTGAGGGACATCACAGAGTGGTATCTGCTAAATTATTAAAGCAAAGAACAGTTCCAGCTTACATCGTGGACTGGGTGGATACTCAAGACCAGAAGCAACATCTTAATGCAATCATAAACCTAAACAATGGAAACAAAGCTTGGACAACTTTAGATTATTTAAAAGCTTTTGCTAAAGAGAATAAGGATTACAAAACAGCTTATACTAATTATATTAAAAATTCTAACAACATATCTGCTGGAAATATTGTGCACCTTTTCTTTGGATCAAATCCTGGAGGATTTAAAAAAGGAGAGTGCAAAATAAAAGACTTAAAATTTTCTTTATATCTTTTAAGAAAAATATCTAATTTAGTAAGCAAATATGGAAAGAGAAACATTCAAGCTTATGGAGTTAGAGAGATGATAAAAATAGGATACATCAGTGCTTTTAATGATTATGAAGCAATGGATTTCCTATTCAAAGAATATGGAAAGCTGGCAAAAATAGAGCATCCAGCAGCAACATCAATTTTAAGATTTAAGCCATTGATGGAAGCAACGCTACTGGAATTTAATAAATTAAGAAAAACAGTAAAAAATGAAATTTGATTTAAACATTGAGTACTTAGGAAAGAAAGAGAAAAAAGGAGATACGGAGAAAGATATGTATCACTTGAGCTTCAAAACTTACAATGCAGAAATATCTGGAAAGTTTGAGAGAAGTGAAATAAGACATTTGATTCAACAACTTGACAACGCTATAATATGAGGGCAACTTATTTACATTACGAGAATGGAAAGGGATACGATGTTATCGACTTCATAAAAGACTACAATTTAAACTTCAACAGAGGAAACATCATCAAGTATGTATGCAGAGCTGGAAAGAAAGAAAGCGAGTTAAGAGACTTGGAGAAAGCAGCAGACTATTTGAGGAGAGAGATTGAGTTCTTGAGAGATGAGCAACAGAAATGGATTGAAAAAAATAAATAAAATGAAATTACAGAAAATAGGAGAACAGATAAAAGAAATGACTGGAGTTGATATATTCCAGCAAAGCAGAAGAAGAGATCTTGTGGAGATGAGAAGCGTTGCAAACGTATTTATGCGTGAAACTTTAGGAATGGGATGGACAGAGATTGTGAGAGAATACAGAAAGAATGGATTTAAAACAACGCACAGATCAGTGATGTATTCTTGTGAAACTTATCCAGACCACAGTTTCTATAACAAGGAGCTTCCATTGATACATGAAACTCTTTTAAATGATTCCAAGATTAATATCATAAGAAAAGTATCAAGCTTATCTCCAGAGAAACTGGAAGCTATTGAGGAGATACTAAAATAATAAGAAAAAATTTATATATAAGTATGGAACTGATTGATATAAGAAAAGTAATAAAGAATCCAGACAATCCCAGAATCATAAGGGATACAAAATATCATAAACTTGTTAAAAGCATTAAAGAGTTTCCAGAGATGCTCAAGCTTCGTCCAATAGTCGTGAACAGTGATATGGTTGTGCTTGGAGGTAATATGAGATTAAGAGCTTGTAAGGAAGCTGGATTGAAAGAGGTCTGGATCATGAAAGCAGACAATCTTACTCCAATGCAAGAAAGAGAGTTTGTCGTAAAAGACAATGTAAACTTCGGAGAGTGGGATTGGGATTTATTAGCTAATGAATGGAACTCTGTTGAGCTTGAGGACTGGGGTATGGATAACTGGCAGAATATGGATGACATTGAAACCAGTGATGCTTTCTCACTTCCAGATGGAGAGAAAGAGCCATTTCAACAGCAGACTTATACTCTTGCAGATAAACAAGTGGAGTTCATAAAAGAAGCAATCAAAGAAATCAGACAAACAGAGGAGTTCAAATACGTTGAAACTTTTGGAAATGAGAACTCAAATGGAAACGCTTTATATTTATTAGTAAGCCAATGGGTAGAGCAAAGGAAATAATCGTAAAAGTTATAAACTCTAAAGTAGCGAATGCTTTTGTAAAAAAACATCACTATTCTGGAAAGGTTGTTAATATGAGCAGTCTGCACTTTGGATGCTTCCTGGATAACCAATTGCATGGAGTAATGAGCTATGGAAGTCCAATGGATAAAAGAAACGTTCTTCCTTTAGTGGATTCTGGAGAAACTGATATAAACAAGAGATGGAATGAGATGTTAGAGCTTAACAGAATGGCTTTTGATGATTATCTCCCAAAGTATTCAGAGAGTAGATGTATTGCAATCAGTATACGCATGATCAAAAAGAATGCACCGCAGATTAAATGGATATTAAGCTACTCGGATGCAACGCAGTGCGGAGATGGAACAATATACAGAGCCAGCGGATTCAAGCTAACACAAATAAATAAAAACGGAACAATATATCAACTTGCAAATGGAGAGATAGTAGCAAAGCGTGGAGATAGTAAGTATGACTTTAAAGGAGCTAAAGCTCTGGAGGGATTCCAAAACAGATACATTATCTTAATAGATAAAAGCTGTAAGATAGTGCCAGAGATATTGGACTTCAAAATGATTGATGAACTTGGAGCTGGTATGTATAAGGGTAAAAAAATAACCCTCCAAAAGAGGAGGGAAACTTAGAGCGGTGAGGTCGATATGAACGCCATCTCTTGACTGGATGCCAAGTATTTTACTTTTAAACTACCACCGCATGTGAATAGAATGAAAACATTGAGATAAAGTTACAAAAAATAAGGATATAATATAAAAAAGTTATGAACAAAACTGAACAACATAAAAAAGCAATAATTGAAGCACTGGAGAAATCTCTGGGTGTGGTAACAACTGCATGTAAGAAAGTTGGTGTTGGAAGAACAACATTTTATGGATGGTTAAAAGATGATCCAGAGTTTGCTCAAAAAGTAAATGATATCCAGGAAATTGCTCTTGACTTTGTTGAGAGTAAATTGTTTGAGAATATTAAAGAGGGAAAGACAGCAGAGATGATTTTCTATTTAAAGAGCAAAGGAAAGAAAAGAGGGTATGTAGAAAGACAAGAAATAACTGGAGCGGATGGAATGCCAACTGATTTTAAAATTGAGATAATTGACAAGATCAAAGATACAGACTAACATTGTCTACCGCCATTTGCAGAACAGCACTGGCAAGATAGCAATACACGAGGGTGGAACAAGAAGTGGAAAGACTTGGAATGTTTTACTCTTCCTTGTTTTTGACTATTGCTTAAGCTCTAAAGGAAGAACAATCACTATTTGCAGAAAGACTTTTCCAAGCGTCAGAGCTACAGTCATGCGTGATTTCTTGACTATATTGAAGCAGTATGGACTATATAGGGAGGAGAATCATAATAAATCAAATAGTGAATACAAGCTCAATGGAAATCTCATTGAATTTATTTCTGTTGATCAACCGCAAAAAATAAGAGGTCGCAAAAGAGATATCTTATTTATTAATGAAGCTAACGAGCTTGACTATGAAGACTGGCAACAGTTAGTATTCAGAACGCAAGAAAAAATCATAATTGATTACAATCCATCTGATGAATACCACTGGATATATGACAAGGTTATTCCAAGAGATGATGCTGACTTTTATCGAACAACTTATTTAGATAATCCATTCCTGGAGCAGAGCATCGTTGAGGAGATTGAGCGTTTAAAAGAAACAGATGAACAATACTGGCAAATATACGGACTTGGACAGAGAGGAATCAGTAAAGCAACTATCTTCAAGTATTATGAAACTGATAAGATTCCAGATGATGCAGAGTTTGTAAGCTTTGGAGCTGACGCTGGATATACAAATGATCCAAGCACTTTAGTATCTGTATATAAGAAAGATTACAATCTATATATACAAGAGCATCTTTACAGAACAATGATGACAACAAAGGATTTAAGTGACCATTTTAAGCAAGTGGGAGTTGGGAGGAATACTATCTTTTTTGATTCAGCAGAGCCACGTTTAATTGATGAATTGAGGAGAATGGGGCACAATATACAACCAAGCTTAAAAGGAAGAGATTCTGTAAATGCTGGGATTGATTTATTGAAGAGATTCAAGATACATATTACAAAGGATAGTGATCATGCAATCCAGGAGTTTAGAAACTACAAATGGCAAGAGGACAGAAGTGGAAAGCTAACAAATAAACCAGTGGATAAGAACAACCACATTATTGATGCTGTCAGGTATGCAACTTACTCATTATTAAGCAGACCGAACTTTGGTAAATATGCTGTCCATTAATCACTAAAAAATTATTAAATTGTTTATATATTAATAAGCACAAGAATATGAATTACAAAATTACAATACCAACTTCCTTAAATGAGATAACTCTGGGACAGTATCAAGAGTTTGTTAAATTAAGTGAACTCCCAGAAGCAGAGCTCCAGTTGAAAGCAGTTGAAATCTTCTGCAATGTGCCAAAGGAAGCAGTTAGAGGAATGAGAGCGACTGATATTGCAGAGATATCTGAAATCATAAACAATATGTTCGATACTAAGCACCAGCTCATTAATAGCTTCAAATTAAATGGACAAGAGTATGGATTTATTCCATCACTGGAAGATATGACGTTTGGAGAGTATATTGACTTGGATACTTTTATTGGAGACAATGATAATCTGCACAGAGCAGTAAACGTTCTCTTTAGACCAATGGAGATGAAGAGAGGAAACAGATATTTCATAAAAGAATACAATCCAGATAGTTTTGAGATTGCAAAAGAGTTTCCTTTGGATGCAGTGCTTGGTGCTGTGGTTTTTTTTTACAATTTAGGGAAGGACTTGTCTACAGTTATGATCAACTCTTTGGACAAGAAGAACGAGCAGATTTTAGCGGAGTATCTAATTTCACAAGAAAGTGGGGATGGTACAACTCCATCTTTGCAATCGCTAACGGAGATATTACAAAATTTGAATATATCTCTAAATTAAATGTGCATGAATGTTTAACATTTTTGACTTTCTCTAAAGAAAAGAATGAGTTGGAAGCCAGACAAATAAAAAGTAAATTCAAATGAGCAATACAGGAGTAAGAGGATTTTATCTATTAACAGAAGCAATCAAAAACCAGCTTCTTAATGATGTCAATGTAAATACAGTAACCACTGGAGATATTTATGACATTGATTTATCAAAGCAGAGCATCTTTCCTTTGTGCCATATAATCATAAACAACGTAAGCACACAAGAGCAAACGCTAACTTTTAACGTAAGTATTCTTGCAATGGATATTGTTGATGAAAGCAAAGAGGAAACAAGTGATATATTCAGAGGTAATAATAATGAACAAGATATTTTAAATACTCAACTTGCAGTTCTTAATAAGCTGGTAATGGTTTTAAGAAAAGGAGTTCTTTATTCGGATCAATATCAACTGGATGGAGATGCAAATCTTGAGCCATTCTACGAGCGCTTCGAGAATCGTCTTGCTGGTTGGGCAGCAACTTTTGATGTCTTTGTGAGGAATGATATTGATATATGTTAGCAGAGAAATACTTAAGAGATGAATTGAATAAGTTTGCAAAGTATGTGATTCAGCAAAGCAGAAGCAACTTAACTAAAGGCAAAAAGAACGCTTCTAAGGAGCTATACAATAGTTTAGGGTATGATGTATCCCAAAGTGCAAAGGAAACGTCTATGGCTTTTAAAATGGCTGACTATGGAGATTTTGTAGATAAGGGAGTTCAAGGAAAAGATAAAAGCATTAAAGCTCCAAACAGTCCGTATAAATTCGGTAGAAAGACTGGAAAGAAAGGTGGATTGACTAAAGGCATTGATAAGTGGGTAAGGAGAAGAGGGATACAGTTCAGAGATAAGAAAGGAAGATTTTTGAGTTATGAGCAAACTTCTTTCATTATAACAAGAAGCGTTTACAGCACTGGAATAAAAGCAAGTATGTTTTTTACAAAGCCATTTGAAAGAGCATTCAAAAGACTTCCAGATGATCTTGTAAAAGCTTATTCAATAGGAATAGAAAAACAGATACAAATAAATTTAAAAGAGAAATAAATGTCAAAGATTAATGCAAGAAGTCCGTATTACGTGAATATATCTGCAACAAATTTAACGCAAGTTGATATGGAGCTGTGGGTATATACTGGAGAGCAAACAACAGACAGAAGCAATAAGTTTGAACTTACATCTTTTGCAGTTCAGCAAAATGTAACTTTCGAGATCAGTGAAATAATAAGAGATTACTTGCTTCATACTTTTGATGGAGATTACTCAACAGAGAATGTTTGGGTTGATTATAGAACAAGGAATTATATACAAGGAAGTCAAGGAAGTTATACAAGCTATACTCAAAAAGTAGCTTTTGATGGATTTGGTTATTTTGAAGATGAAGCCAATCCGCAGAATGATTCTGGACTTTTACAGAGCAACAATATTGTTGTTAAACTTGATGATGCTCCAGCAACTATTCCAGTTGATACATCAACAGCAAATCAAGTAACTTATGAGCTTAATGGAGAGCTTGTATATACTAAAGCAATAAGCAGTAGCTTAGAAAGTGATGAGCAAATAGAATACGTTACTAATGGAATTAATGGTGCAGATGATTTTGAAAATAGAGTAATACAAGATGGAGGAACTTTCGAGAACAGTTCATGTTTGCAAGAGTTTTCAGATGATTTCATTTTATTTGATTTTGATACTATTTATATTGATACAGATAATGGAGTTATAAAGCTAACAGTTGATAATATCCAGGAGTGCAAATATCAACCGCACAAAATTACTTTTGTAAATAAGTTTGGAGCTCTTCAAGATATATGGTTTTTTAAGAGATCAAATGAAACTCTGACAACTAAAGATGAATCATTCAAAAGAAACATTATTGTAAATGGAGCTTATAATTCAAGTAGACATCAAGATAAAACTCTTACAAAAAATGGAAGTGAAAAGCTAACTTTAAACACTGGCTTTTATCCAGAGGAATACAATGAAGTTTTTAAACAGTTACAGCTTTCGGAAGATTGCTGGATTGAGCTTGAAAATAAAACTCTTCCTATAAGAATAAGCGGTGGAAGTTTCTCTTATAAAACAGTTATCAATGATAAGTTAATTAATTATACAATTGACATTGACTTTGCTTTTGATACTATAAACAATATACGTTAATGCAGATAATAGAACTTTATATAAAAGGATATAAGAGGTTAAATGGTGCAGTCAATTCAACAGCAACGAATAAACTTATAGATGGTACTGCAGAATTTACAGAGTATGTAGAAGTAGGAGATTATGCTACAAACCAAGAAACAAACGAAACTGCAAGTATAACCGCTATAGATAGTGATACACAATTAACATTATCAGACGATATATTTACAACTTCACTAGAGCCTTATAGAATTACAAGCGATTATTTTAGAGCAGATATGTTTAAAGATGAAAGCGTTGTAATTACTGATAGTTTACTAAATGTAAGAGATGTAGCAAAAGTATTTACACCATTTTCTAAGCAGTTTAATCTTCCAGCCTCTAAGCTAAACAACAAACTATTTAGACACTATGAGAACACAGATATAGTAGATAGTTTTGATGCTAGATACAGGCACGATGCAATAATAAAGCTAAACGGAATAGACTACAAAAAAGGTAAGATACAATTTAATAGTGTACAACTTAAAAACAATAAAGCCTATTCATATAAAGTAACATTTTTTAGTGATACAGTAGACTTAAAAGAAATACTAGGAGATAGTAAATTGTCTAGTTTAAACTATGGAGATTTGTCAGAGTTTGAATACAGCCAAGCTAATATACTAGATATGATTACTAGAGATGATACATATCTAGAAGCTAGTGGGGTATTAAACAGCTCAGATATTAAAGTGCCTAATATACACCATAGTAAAAATATGAGGTTTACTAGTAGTGGGTACGAAGATAATGCAACAGCAACTAGTTTAGAGTGGGTTGATGTTAAACCAGCAATAAGAGTAAGATCAATAATACAAGCTATAAATAGAACATATCCACAAATTAATATAACAGGGTTTTTAGACAGCATACAGATACAAGATATTTATTTATGGCTACATAGGAATGAGGGGTATATAACAAATGCAGAAGAGGGTGGAGGTACTCAAATAGTAAGAAATAGATGGAAAGCTGGAATAGATGACTATACTTTCAACTCATCTACTCCATCAAGTGTTGGAGATGCAAGAGGTGTTTTTTCAGATAATATTTTTTATTATTATAATTTCTTTGTAAGTATATACCCAACAGACCCAACAGAAAGCTATACAGTAAGAGTATTAAAAGCATCTAACGAAACAGTATTACAAGAATTTTCTGGTTTAACAGGAGATCAAGTTAATCTATTAACAGAAATAAAACGTTTTGGTGTTGGTGCTTATGGTTATGGCGAAATAGATATAATTGTAGAGGTGCAGTCAGAGAATACTATTTCAATGACGCAAAATGTATCAGTACAGAGAATATATAAACCTGTAAGTTGGCAACCGGGTACTACTCAATGGACTGCAAACTATACAGCAGTAAATTCTGATACACAAAACACTTTTTATACTGCTAAACAAGTGCCAGAAATGAAAGTAATGGACTTTTTAAGTGGTTTGTTTAAGATGTTTAATTTAGTAGTCTTTAAAGAGGATAATGATATATACACCGCTTTAGCTAGTTGGTACATGAATATCGGCAATGCTTATGATATTACTAAATATGTAGATATGGAAACTTCTACACTAGAAAGGTTGTTTCAGTATAAAGAAATGGACTTTAAATTTAAAAGTAAAAAATCATTTTTAGTACAGTTTGCTGATGAGATAAACGGTGTGCCTTTTGCAGAGGAAGATTACGGAAGTGATGAGTGGGATGGCGGAGTATATAAGTTAGAAGTACCTTTTGAGAAAATGATGTACGAACGATTAAGCAACGAAACTACAGGTGCTTTGTCTGATATAGGACAGGGTGCAATGCTAGATAAAAAGTTTGAAGCTACAATTGGAGAGCCTTTATTATTTTGTATGGATTATACTGATGGTGGTGGAGATTGGGCAATAGATGGCAGTGGTTTAGATACTTACTGGAGACCTACTCAACTAACTTCTAATAACTGGGGTGGCAGTGGCAATGGTTTAGCTTTAAATTTTGGTTTAGAAATGGATGAGTATTTATTGGAAGTACCTAATGGATATGATAATTTATTTAGTGCTAATTACTTTGATTATGTAGAAACCGTTTTTGATAGACAGGCACGAATGCTAAAAGTTAGTGCTTATTTGCCTTTAAGTATAATAACAAGATATAAACTAAATGATAGGTTTGTAATAGCAAACAAATCGTATAGAATAAATAGCATAAAGACAAATCTACTAACAAATAAAACAGACTTAGAACTATTTAACAAAGAAGAATATAATAGTCAAATATTAAACAACCAAGTGGCTTGGTTAGGTAGGGTTGCACAGCCTACAGTAAGCGATATTTTTAAGTCAAGATTTACAGTCAATTTTAATGGCATAGCAGGTGCAAACGGTTATGAACTTTATGTAAATGGCGAACTAAATGCATCACAAGGCGGTGGGGTTGGTGCTACAAGTTTAACAGCTACAGGACTAGAAGCAGAAACAAATTACACCGCTTCAATAAGAGTAAAATATGATGTAGATGGGAACGATGTATATTCTTTTGATACAGGAGTAAATGTAAAAACAAACAATATAACACCACCTTAAAATGATAAAATTAATACTAGATAGCTTAAAATACGCAAACGGAGAAACAGAAAACATAAGAATAGCAAAGGGTAAACATAAACTACCTACAACACTAAAAGAGGGTTACAAAGCACTTAAACAAGAAATAAAATGGCAATAGAAAAAGTAGTAGAAATAAAAGTTGTTAGTAAACAAGCTGAAAAAGACCTTAAAGCTATAAACTCAACTATTGATGAACAAAGAAGTATACTTGTTTTATTAGAGGAGGAATATATTAAATCAAAAAAAGCACTTGACGATTACAATAAATCTGGCAAAGTAAACCTAGCACAAGAAAGGCAACTAAAACAAGCCTTATCAGAAAGAAAAGATGCACTAACAGACCAACGTTTAGGTTTAAAAAAATTAGCAGTTGAACAAAGAGCATCAACTAAGGCAGCACAAGAGGGAAAAAAAGCACAAAAAGAAAATACTAATATTGTACGTGCTATTGATAAATTGACAGGTGGCTATGCAACTAAAATTATAAAACTAAAAAAAGGTTTTGTTTCTGGATTTGGTGCTGTTAAGAATTTCGTAAAAGGTTTAAGTGGAATTAAAAAAGCATTAATTGCTACAGGTATTGGAGCTTTAGTCGTAGGTTTAGCAACCGTCATCGCTTATTGGGACGAAATCACAGCACTGTTCGACAATGGTTCTAAAGCTCTTCAGAAACAAGCAGACGAACAAAGAAGCAATGTTCAACTGTCAGATGACCAACTTGCACTACTTGAGCAACAAGAGAAAATATTAAAACTTCAAGGTGGTAGCACTGAAGAGATAGTTGCAGAAAAAAGAAAAGTATTACTACTTCAACAAGAACAGAACACTGCTTTACTTGAAACGCTTAAACTTCAATTAGAATTAGAGAAATCACAAGTTCGTGAATTATCATTCTTTGAGAAAGCACAGATTGCCACTTTAGAATCTCTTGGTCAGTATGAAGCAGCCGCTAAAATACGAGCAAAAGGCATGATGGCGTCTGAAGAAGAGCTTGATAAGATAAAAGAACTTGAAGAAGAAATACAACAAACAAAACTTAAGTCTGGTCAAATAGATATTGCTTTAGCGACAATTGACGCAAACAAAAAGAAGAATAGAGAAAAAGACGCTAAAGACAGAAAAGATAAAGACGATAAAGAACTTAAAGAAATAGAGCGTAAGAATAAAGAAAAACTACGTTTAGAAAAAGAATATCAAGATAGGCTTAAAAATCTAAAAGACAGAATAAGAGAAGCTGAAGCAGTCACAGACGATGAACAAAGAGCTTTAAAACTTGAGAAACTTAAAGAAGAAAACAAACAGCTAATGGCTGAAGCTCTTGCTTTTGGTTTACTTTCAGAAGACCTTATAAAGTCTTTAAGAGAGCGAGAAAAAGCACTTGAAGAAGAGTTTAAGCTTGAAGACCAAGAAAAGAAAATAGTTGAACTTGAACTTGACAAAGAGTTTGATAATTTAACATTTGAAGATAAAAGAGAAGTTCTTCAAACACAAAGACAACTTGTACAAGACGATACTACATTATCAGATGAACAAAAATTAAAATTAAAGAAACAATTTGATGATGCTGAAATAAAATTGGATAAATCAGTAAAAGATGCTAAACTAGATAATGCTCAAGCTATAAGCGGTGCAATTGGCGGTCTACAATCACTTGCTGGGGAAAGCACTACTGCTGGTAAAGCTCTTGGGGTTGCTTCTGCAACTATTGATACTTATGTTGGTGCAAATAAGGCAATAGCTCAAGGTGGTATTGCTGGAACTGCTGCAGCTATTGGAATTATAGCTTCAGGTCTTGCAAATGTAAAAAACATTGTAAGCACAAAAGTACCATCAACAAAAGGAGGTAGTCCATCAACTTCTGGAAGCTCTCCTACTTCATTACCACAACCACCTAGCTTTAATATAGTAGGTGCAACAGAAACAAGCCAGTTAGCAGAAGCAGTTGGAAGCCAAACTCAACAACCAGTTCAAGCTTACGTTGTTTCAAATGATATCACAACCGCACAGAGCTTAGAAAATAACATTGTTGAGGGTGCAACTTTATAAACGCAAAAAAATAAATTAAAATTTATATATAGATATGAGAATTGTAGAACTTATCCTGGATGAAGAACAAGAGATTGGAATTGAAGCCATTTCTGTTGTAGAGAATCCAGCAATTGAAGAGGATTTCATTGCACTTAAAAGCCAAGAGTTTAAACTTGCAGAAATAGACAAAGAAAAGCGTATCTTGATGGGTGCTCTTTTAATTCCTAACAAGCCTATATACCGCAGAAACGGAGAAGATGAATACTATATATATTTCTCAAAAGATACTGTATTGAAAGCTTCGCAGATGTATCTCATGCAAGGAAAACAGAATAATTCAACGCTTGAGCATCAATATCAAATAAACGGACTTTCTTTAGTTGAAAGCTGGATTGTTGAAGATAAGGTGCATGATAAAAGCGTGAAGTATGGAATGGATTTACCTTTAGGAACTTGGGTTGGAAGCGTTAAAGTAAACAATGATAAAATCTGGGAGGAGTTTGTGAAGACTGGAAAAGTAAAAGGGTTTTCAATTGAAGGATACTTTGCAGATAAAATGGAAAGACCAAAAGATCAAACTCTTGAAGATTTTAGTAGTGATTTAATACTGCAAGAGATTGAGGAAGCAGAAGCAGAATATTTATTGAAAGAGATAAAAGCTATTATCAAAAATGATAAGAGAACAAAATCTGGAAAGAAAACAATTCTTGAGAGTTATTCTGACTATCCAAGTGGAGTAAAAAATAATGCAAAGCGAGGTCTGGAGCTTAATGAGAAAGTAAATAATAAATGTGCAACTCAAGTTGGTAAAGTTAGAGCTCAACAGTTAGCTCAAGGTAAGCCAATAAGTGTACAAACAATCAAGCGTATGTATTCTTATCTCTCAAGAGCAGAGGAGTATTATGATGAGGGAAATACAAAAGCATGTGGAACAATCTCTTATCTTTTATGGGGTGGTAAAGCTGGTAAACGCTGGGCACTTAGCAAATTAAAAGAATTGGACTTGATTGATCTTGAAGCTCCTTGTCAAGCTGGATACAGACAGTATGGAATGAAGATGAAGAACGGAAAATTAGTACCTAACTGTGTTCCAATAAAATGAGAAGATTTAAAAAATTTATAACTCCAGGAAATTCATCTCCAAAAGGAAAGAAAAGAGCTTGTTTGTGTGAGGATAATACTTATTCAACTAAATGTTGTGATGGAAGCTTAAGAGCTCAAGGTATAGGTAGAATTACAAGGGAAGATTTTAGCGGTATTTGGTATGGTTATTATGTTCAATCTTGTGAAGATGGTCATAATCATCACGTTCATATACACGATACAGTTTTACAAGTAGGAAAAACATATTATTTGACTTTAGAAAACAATCATAATGAATGTTATACTATTTTAGAGGAAAGTCAAGCAGAGGGAATACACATAAATACAGCATCTATTGCTTATGATGATTGTACAACTTGCGAAGATGCAAATTAAAAATGCAAATTAATTTTTTAACACTTATATATTAATATGAACACAAATGATATGATCGAGAAAATCAAAGACGTTCTTAACTTATCCACAGAGATTAAGTTGGAACAACAAACGTTAGAAAACGGTGCTGTTTTGGAAGCAGAATCTTTTGAAGCTGGCAAAGAAGTTTTCATTGTTACAGAAGATGAGAAAGTTGCTGTACCTATCGGAGAGTATGAGCTTGAAGATGGTAGAGTGCTTGTAGTAGCAGAAGAGGGTTTGATATCTGAAATCAAAGAAGCTGGTGCAGAAGAGGAAACTCCAGAAGCAACAGAAGAAGAGGTTGAAGAAGTTGAAGCAGCAGAAGAGGAGAAGGAAGAGATGGGATACGCTACTAAAGAGGAACTTGCAGAAGTTAAAGAAATGATTGAAGAAATCAAAGCTATGCTTGAGCCAAAGGAGGAAATGAGTTCAGAAGATTTAGGGAATCTTATTACAGAGGAACTTGCAAAGCATGAAAGAACTGAATTAAGCGAAGTTCCAGAAGATGTACAAGCTGAACTTAATGAGCCAGCAGCAGAGCCAATCAAAGCAAATCCAGAAAATAAAGCTTCTGTTAATTTAAACAGATTAGCTCCAAAAAGACCAACAACAATTTTAGACCGAGTAATTAACAAAATAAATCAATAATAAATGGCAACAACAACATCAATTACAACAACTTACGCTGGTGAGTTTGCTGGTAAATACATAGCAGCAGCTTTATTGAGCGGAGAAACTCTTAACAAAGGTGGGGTAGAAATCAAACCAAACGTTAAGTTTAAAGAAGTAATCAAAAAAGTATCAACTGATGCAATCTTAAAAGATGCAACTTGTGATTTTGATCCAACTTCAACTATTACACTAACAGAAAGAATCCTTCAACCAGAGGAGTTTCAAGTAAACTTACAATTGTGTAAGAAAGATTTTCGTTCTGACTGGGAAGCAATCGAGATGGGTTATTCAACATTTGATCAACTTCCTCCATCATTTTCAGATTTCTTAATCTCTCACGTTGCAGAGAAAGTAGCTCAAAAAACAGAGCAGAACATCTGGGGCGGAGTAAATGCTAACGCTGGAGAATTTGATGGATTCACTGTTCTTTTGGCAGCAGATGGAGATGTTAATGATGCAGTAACTACTGAAACTGCTTTCACGGCAGCAAATATCACAACAGAAATAGGAAAATTGGTAGATGCTATTCCTAACAGTGTTTTATACCAAGAAGATTTACACATCTATGTTCCTAACAATGTTTACCAACTTTACCTACGAGCTTTGGGAGGATTCCAATCTGGTGGTGTAGGTGCTAATGGTTATGACAATAAAGGAAACAACCAAGCATTAAGCAACTTGCTTTTTGATGGAATTAAAATATTCAGAGCTCCTGGAATGCCAGCAGACCATATGGTTGCTGCACAGAAGTCAAACTTATTCTTTGGTACTGGCTTGTTGTCAGATTCTCAAGAAGTTAAGGTTATTGACATGAGCGACGTAGATGGAAGTCAAAACGTAAGAGTAGTAATGAGAGCAACCGCTGGAGTTCAGTATGGTATCGGTGGAGACATCGCTCTTTATACACTTGCATAATTAAATTAATAACTAACGTAGAAAGGGGTGGGGAATATCCCTACCCTTTTTTATTATAAAAAACTAAAAATATGGCATGTGCAGTAACAAGCGGTCGCTCATTACCTTGTAAGAATAGCGTTGGAGGTCTTAAGACAATTTACATTCTTGACTTTGACTCAACGATTGCTGCTCTTTCTGATACATCTGGAACAATTGATTTAACAACTGGAGGAGATTTCTTCAAGTTTGATATCAAAGGTAACAGTTCTTTGGAAACAGCAGTAAACAGTTCTCGTGAGAATGGAACGACTTTTTATGAAACAACTTTAAACATTACTTTTACTTTCCTTGATGTGGCAACGCAAGAGCAAATCAAACTTTTGAATGCTGGTAGAGCTCATTACGTAGTAGAAGATTACAATGGAAATCAACTGTTAATCGGACATAAGAACGGTGCAGAAATTACTGGTGGTACAATCGTAAGCGGTGCAGCAATGGGTGACCTTTCTGGGTTTACTTTAGTTGCAACAGCTCAAGAAGTAGCTCCACCATACTTTGTAAGCAACTTGCAAGAGGATGCTACACAGATAGATCCAGACGCTTAATTTAGAGCAAATTAAAGGGTGTATTCAAGGGGTTATCTTAATTGGTAACCCTTTTTTTATGCTTTTTATTCATTTGATTTAAGGGCAATTTTAAGCGTTTTACGAGTTGTTATGCTCTCTGTAATATAGGTCTATTAAAAAACCGAGTTCTTTGAACTGACAAAAAACCCTTCTTACAAAATTATGTAAAATACTTATTACATAAATTCCAGAAATATAAGTGTTTTTGCAATTATCATGCAAAATATTTCTTTTTTGTTTATATATTAATATGAAGTTAATTGGAACAAGCGGAAGTAAATCTTTTAAGATAATTCCAAGAGAATACATTACTGGTAGCATCACTGTTAATTTAAAAAGTGAGAGCACTGGATCAAATATAAGCATAACTCCAACAGCTTCAACAGACAGAAATTACTCAACTTTTACAGCAGATTTTGGAACGCTTACGGAGGGAGATTTCTATACGTTGGAAGTAAAGAATGGAAGCTCTGTAATTTATAAAGACAGAGTATTTTGCACAGACCAAACAATTAATCAATCCAACAACGATTATTACTCTGTAAATAGTGGAGAGTATGTCCAGGAGGATAGTTATGACAACGATTACATAATATTATGAATGATTTAAGAGTAGTAAATCTAAGCACTTATACCAGTCCAGAGATTGTGGAGAAATCCAACAAAGAGTGGGTTGCTTATGGAAACGACAATAATTATTTCCAGTATCTTATTGACAGATATAATGGAAGTCCAACAAACAATGCTATTATCAACGGAGTATCGGAGATGATATATGGAAAAGGATTGGATGCTTTAGATTCAAACAAGAAGCCAGAGCAATACGCAAAGATGATTTCTTTGTTTCACAAGGATTGTGTAAGAAAGCTTTGTTACGATTTGAAGCTTATGGGACAGTGCTCCATGCAAGTGATATACTCAAAGGACAGAAAGACTGTTGCAAGAGTAGAGCATATACCAGTGGAAAACTTAAGAGCAGAGAAGTGCAATGAGAAAGGAGAGGTTGAAGCGTATTACTATTCAGATAACTGGAGTAAAGTAAAAAGAGCGGATGAGTGCACAAGAATACCAGCTTTTGGTTATTCAAATGAATCAATCGAGATCGTATATGTAAAACCGTATCGAGCTGGATACAAATACTATTCCTCTCCAGATTATCAAGGTGGACTTCAATACGCAGAGCTTGAGGAAGAGATCAGCAACTATCATCTCAATAACATACTTAACGGACTTGCACCAAGTATGCTAATTAATTTTAACAATGGTACACCTAACGCTGAAGAGCGACAAATGTTAGAAAACCGTATTTATTCTAAATTTTCTGGTAGTTCTAACGCGGGTAAATTCATCCTAGCGTTTAACGATAACCCAGAGAGTGCAGCAACGATTGAGCCAATCCAGTTAAGTGATGCTCACAATCAGTATCAGTTTTTATCAGACGAGAGCGGTAAGAAAATAATGGTAGCACACAGGATAGTTTCTCCAATGCTTTTGGGAATTAAGGACAGCTCTGGACTTGGAAACAATGCAGAAGAACTAAAGACTGCAAGTACTTTAATGGATAACACTGTTATTAGACCATTTCAGACACTTTTGATTGATGCGTTTGACCAGATATTATCCTATAACAGTATAGCTCTTAAATTATACTTTAAAACACTACAGCCACTTGAGTTTACTGATTTGGAGAACGTTGTTGATAAGGAAACAAGAGAAGAGGAAACTGGAGTTAAATTAAGCAAAGAGCTTCCAGATGAAATGGGTAGTGATATTGCAGATGCTTTGATTGAGCTCGGAGAAGATGAAGAGGAGCTTTTAAAGGACTTTGATGTTATTGATGAGCGTGAGGTAAGTTATGAGCATGAAGAGGAGCTTGATGAAGTTATAACTGATTTAAACAAGCCAGAGGAAAAGAGTTTGCTTTCTAAGATTTGGGAGTTTGTAAGCACTGGAAGTGCAAAGCCATACAGAGAAAGTGAACAAGATGGAACTTCTAAGCAATCAAGAGAAGAGGGAAATGAATTTCTTGTAAGATATATGTATGCACCAGCAAGAACAAAATCTACTTCAAGACAATTCTGTTCGAAAATGGTAAGTGCTAAAAAAGTTTACAGAAAAGAAGATATTGCTGCAATGGAAAACAAAGCAGTAAACGCTGGATTTGGAAAAGATGGTAGCGATACTTATTCCATTTGGCTTTATAAAGGCGGTGCAAGATGTAATCACAAATGGTTTAGAAAGACTTACGTTAGAAAAGAGGGAGCTAAAGGACTTGGGGATGCAATAAGCACAACGGAAGCCAGGAAGAGAGGTTTTAAACCAGAAGCTAACGCACAAAAAGTTCCAGTTGCACCAAAGGATATGAAGTATAAAGGATATACAGCAGAGTATTGGAATAAAATGAAATTTAAAAACTAATGGCGACAGCACTATTCATAAGCAGAACTGATCTTGTTAAGAACTCCATCATTGATGGAAATACTGACACGGACAAGTTTATACAATTTATAAAAGTAGCACAACAAGTTGAGGTGCAGAATCTTCTTGGAACTGATTTATACAATAAGATAAGTGCTGACATCATTGCAGATACTTTGTCTGGAGATTACCTTGATCTTGTAAATAATTATGTGCAACCGACTTTGATTTGGTTTGCTCAAATGACATACATTCCTTTTGCTGCTTATCAAATAAAAAACGGAGGAGTATTCAAGCATTCAAGCGAAACTGCACAAAATGTAGAAAAAAATGAAGTTGATTACTTAGTATCGAAAGCAAGAGAGTACGCTAACTATTACTCAACAAGAATGGTTGACTATTTATGTTTCAATGATTCAAAGTTTCCAGAGTATAGAAGTAACTCAAATGAAGATATTTCTCCAGATACTGACACAACGTTTAATGGTTGGGTTTTATGAGATATAAGGTAAAGAAAACTAACCTTACTAAACTTCAAAAATATATTGAAGTAATAAAAAAAAGTAAGATTAACATGATAAAAAAAAATAAATGAGTTACGGAAGCATATACGA